CTTAACCTGGGGGCCCATAGGCATTCAAATAGCTACCAACTTAGTAGTTGTTCGAATGTATCGCCCGATACAAAGGACGATGAAATCCACCTGCGTTTTGCTTTCCATTTTACACTTTTGTTGTGTACTCGAGGGATCACAAATCCTTCCGTTCCTTCCTGTTCATAGGGAAGGGCGGGGACCTGCAGATCCAAGAGATTCACGTGAAGTGGGTAATGGCCGCCAGATCTATCTTGCGATAGTCCTGACAAACTCGCCGACTTTCGAAGGCGATAAGCAAACAATCCACCATCCCCGAGAAACCGGGGCGGCCGCTCAGCGCTCATATACGTAATTAGCGCTCCGCGGTTCAAGTTGCGACTTCCATTAAAGCTTAATACACGGAAGAAGCCATCACCTTCTGCCCACCATGGAGCATCAAACCTTTTGAGTTCGATGGTACGGTTAGACATTAAGCGAGAGTGTACTTTTCCGAACGTCATTTCGGCGTCCAAATAAGGTCGGCCATAAGCCAACTCAAACACTCGATTGTACATCCGGGCCATTTCTAGCTCGGAATGGACAATATCTTGTTGGTAGACTGGTGTAACATCCATCCCGTCGAAGTAATGCTTACCGCATGATTCAAAGAAGCGACCTCTCGTAAACGACTTACTCGTGTTTACTTTGAAGCCGCATACCTCTAACACTTGGATAAGTAAATCCGAACAGGATTGGGGAACAATAATATCATCCCCATACACACCGAGTGGACCACGACACCCACTGACGTTCATAACGGCCTTAGCGGTCGCCCAGAATATCAGCGTTTCAAGTTCAAACGTGAAGCCATTACCCATGCTACAAAAACCATGAGTTCTGACGACCGTAAGCTCTTTCGTTTCCGGGTCTTTCGATCCGTACGCTGGAGAGCGCAGTGCATCAAGCACCGCGAACATGTCGTGTGGCAACACTTCTCGACAGAAAAGTGTGCATATGGAAGCGCTAGCATTCGATAAATCTATCGTAGCTAGTCCAAGCTGCTGAGCTAGAGAAGCCAGCCGCTGGTTCGCCCCTTGATTAGAGAGGTCGATTCCATATTTACGAAGCCGATTACGTATGTACTTGCCGGGACCCTGCTGGAGAAATGAATTACCAGTGGGTTCGGCATTGATCACACGGTCGATCTTCGCGTTCTTCGTAACAGTCAGTAACCTGCTATGGTCTCTCAGACTATAGCACGATTGCGTTAAGCACGCAGGGCCTTCAACATCAACGTGATACTTATTAGGTATGGGCGAATACTCCGGTTCTATGGGGTACCGCTCGTTGACTATATGCTCAATCCACGCAAAGTCATTCTTCATGACCGCACGTAGGTAGGGCAGGGCTGTTGGCGTTACTGATAAAGGCAATGTAGACATTTTATGTTCGGTCGTGGCGTACGCACCTTTTAAGGTAGCGGTAGCGCCAGGACCCCAACCGCATTGTCGAAATAGGTCATCAAACTTAGGTTGACCCCATACTTCTGAGATATATCTACGGATCAAAGGCAGGATAGCCTCCCCGAGACGTCCAAGCTGGACGTGAGCCTCAAAAGTACGAAATCTCTCGTTTGTAAGACGATTCTTTTCCTCTCCCTCTACGAAGTTGAGGATTGCCGCGCTAGTCGTGTCAATGCCTGTGACGAGCCCCTTATATTTTCTAAGGAAACTCACACAAACATAATCACGGTAGAATGCAGCAGCTTCAATGTATGAACCAGGGTCGATGGAGATATTTGCCAACTCGTCTTGAGCGTGCTCGTACCTTAACCAGCAACCGAGGCTTACAGGTGTATCAACAGATTTACAGAGACGGAAGAAAGTCTCTGCCACTACTTGCGAACCGTCCATATAGACTCCAAAAGAAGAACTATTGGTACCACCAACGGTTGTCGGCGGCAGTGTGGATTAGATCCTATTACCCATACAACTGGGTAAGATTATGGATCATATCCAGAAAGATCGCGTTGGAGCATATGTTTTTATCATACGCCAACAGATCTTTACGGTCTGCCAAAGCATCTCTGGCAGGCAAGAGGAATTCTTTCTTCACCCGATCCACATAAGCAATTGTGGGCGGCGGGGTAAGGCCAGAATCAGACGTCCCCAAAGTTTCCAAGGACGGCAAGGCCAAAATGAACTCCACGCGGTTGATACGTGATTTTGCGCTATCACCAGGTCCACCGTCATTTGCACGACGGCTCCTGATTCCGATGCGCGGCCAACCCATCATGGACGTTGAAGCTATCCGTGGTGACTGGTCTTCAAACCACCAGAAACCGGTTTCCCGGTTCTGACCCAGTGGGGCGAAAGTGTGACTCACCGGTGTTCCTTCTCCGTTAAGGAGGGCAATACTTGCTACAGCGGGCATATTTAAATGCTCCTAGGTTGACAGCGTTGAGAAACGACCCATCCTTAAATCTTGGCTGGAATCAAAAAGAGAATTCCGACTTCATGCCTTTGTTAGACGGTTTCCCGCCTTTCATCGTCACGTAAGCACCAAAAAGTGCTGCAAGGTTGAAGAGTCGCGAACTACCCAGATCTGCATTTATATCTGGTCTAGCTGGAAAAGGATATGAGCTAAGGATCGTCCTCGTTTTGCGAGTTATGATCATTCGCGTCATTACAGTTCCGCCGGCGTAGGGTTGAATATTATTTCTAGCCCTATACCAGACCATCTCTTTCGAGGTGTCGGTTCTATATCCATACCTGAAGTATCTGCGATACAACAAGTTCGTCTCCAGATCGCGGATGAAGCCACCGATGTTGATAAACCAATCGATGACGAAGCTAAACGGCAATAGCTCCCACGCTATACTAGCTGGATTCAGCGAAGTAAGGCGTGCCAACTGCGTGTTGCCATTGTCTGGAATGGCAAGATTGACAGCTAATCGTGTGCGATAAAACCCTTTTGAGGTATAGTCGCAGTTGAAGTTGCTGTCTGGCCAACTAGATGCATGCGTTATGTTCTTGTACGACACACTATCACCCGCTCGACCTTTAAACCACTGGCCGCGACGAACGTAGTGATTGTACTCGTTTTTCGCAACATCGTATATTGTCTCCATGGAGGGTTTTATCCCATAAACCCATAGAAGCCTGGCCTGACTACCGGCAGCTAGAACTCCTTTGAAAGCAGTTTCAGCAAGCTTAATCTTCCTTTTAAGGGGACGAGTGGCTGCTGCGACTGCTCCATCGGCTTTCAATAATTCCTGCCAGATACTGCGACAACTTTTGCCCACATCTTTCGTTTGGCGCATCTGAAAGAGGTCGATAGAAATATCAGTCGATCCTCTAACATCGTCGTTCAACTTAGACAAAGCTCGGTTGTAACAGGCCGTTTTCTCGGAGCCGGCACCCCAGAAGCTCATGGATTCGAATCCAGTGAACCATCCGAAGTACCCTTCATCAGTCCAGGAATTAGCGGGATTTGTCCCGTTTCTTCCCCAGGTTTTGCTGAAGGCCGAAGCTACTGCAGTATGAACCAGTGAATGCGCGCGAGGTACGGAGTGATCCGCACCTCGAGAAGATGCAATACCGGTCAAAGCATCCCGAGCCTTTTTCTTGGCTCGGTACGTCATCACACCTTGGTAGGTGTTTGTGACGCCACCTGCAAGTACTATATCCCTGGCAACCATCACCATGGATCAGCGCTCCTCTGAAGATCGTTGGATTGCAGTATCCGCAGACCTTGTGTTGAGATTCAACACATTTTGGAACTCATTGAGTTCACCGGATTCAGACCCCGGGACTTCGCTCTCTTCTACCTCTTCGGGCCACAAGTCTAACTGAGGCAACTCCAATCGGAAGTTGTAGGGAATTTCTTCCCATACAATTACTGATGAATGTTGTCCCCAGCAGGCGGTGATGGCCAAACAGCTTTTCCTTGCGGAGCAGCTGTTTTCGCGGATGCAGGATTGAACGTTAAAAATGACATCGTTCTTCATCGCGGCTTTCTCCTTCTGTTGAGCAGTCTGACTTCACGACGGGCACAGCCTCGCACACTACAGATGTAACGTTGCAACGTCGCAACGCACCATCCGAAAATGCGCAGGACTGCAAACCACCAGGTCGTCATAAGCTCTCCATTGGTTAAACTACGATGTATAACTCCTATAGGAAAGCCTCTACGCACATTTTGCATAGTGCGTAACTTTAAGGGACTCCGTATATGTCTAAGCTTTGAAAGCTTCGACGACGAGATCCCGGAAGTCACTTCGATTTAACGAAGGAAGGCCCCCTATGGAAGTGGACG